CAAAATCACAAAGATCGCTTAAGGCTTGGGGAGATCAGAAGTGGAGAACAAAATCTGGTAAGCCATCAAGTAAAACAGGTGAAAGATACTTACCAAGTAAAGCTATAAAATCTTTATCATCTTCTGAGTATGCTGCTACAACTGCAGCTAAAAGAAAAGGTAAGGCAGCAGGTAAACAATTTGTTAAGCAGCCTAAGACTATAGCAAATAAAGTAAAAAAATATAGGAGTTATGCATAATGGCAGGAGCAGTTAAAACAAAAGCATGGACTAGAAAAGAAGGTAAGAATCCTAAAGGTGGATTAAATCAAAAAGGTCGTGATAGTTACAACAAAGAAACAGGTGGTAACTTGCAAGCACCTAGCAAAGATAAAGATAATCCTAGGCGTAAATCTTTCTGTGCACGTATGCGTGGGATGAAGAAGAAACTTACTTCAAAGAAAACTGCCAATGATCCTCAGAGTAGAATTAATAAAGCTTTAAGAGCATGGAACTGTTAATGAGAGATACAAAACTTATTGATGCATATGTAGTTAAACAAAACAAAAGTAGAAAAGAAAAAGAATTATTTAAAGTTTTAAAGAAAGAAGTAGAGACAGGTGCTAATGGCACACAAAATTATATAATAAAAAAAGGTATTAATAAAAATACAATAGCTAAGAAATAAAAAAAGGGGAAGCGTGAACTTCCCCCCAGCAGGCAACAATAGGGCTCCTTTAAGGGAGCCTTTTTTTTTGGCGACACTTATACCAAAACTTTAAATTTTTTGTATCATTTGTTTAATATCATCTTCTAGTTTTTTACCAGTAGAATTTGCATGATTAATAATAGCAGCACATAAGTTAGCTTGATACTTATAATCTTTTAATGCCTCTCTTATTTTACCTACTGGTTTTCCACCATAATCAATTACAATAGCATTGTCTTTATTTAAACCTATCTTTAGTTCAAACAAAAGACCTGTATGTTTGCTTATACTATTTTTTTCCATTGGCATTCTCCGCTTCTTTTTTAACGAAGTCTGCACCTATTTTAGGATCTAATTGATTTAATCTAGCTAGCATAGCCATAAGATTTGCTACTTCTCCATATGGTCTAGTCATAAGATATTTCATTATATCTTGTAACTGCATAGAATCTATTAAATAAGTTCTTGATCCTGTTTGTTCTTGTCCTTTCTCTTTAGTCATTGTGTTCTCCAAATTGTTTGTGTATTGTTTTTATATTTTCTTCAGCAGTAGAGATAATATTTATTAGTTTATCTAACTCTTCTGTAAATTGTGGGTGCTCACCAATTGCAACAGGGTTATTTAAGTACACATAAGCTTTAGCTTTAGCATCAGATATCTGTGCTGTATACTTATCATGCAATGCATCTAAAAATGCTTCTCTCATTCTTGTCCCCTAAATTGGTAATACTTATCTTCAATAAGATCAGCATCATCTAAGTAAGGATTAAATTTAGCCTGTACAGATTCTTTTGCATCTCTTATTGTTTGATTAAGTGTTCGACCTTGCTTTAAACAACCTGCTACAAAGTCTTCTACTTCTACTATTGCTTGTTTAACTTGACCCATCTTTGACCTCCTTTACTAGTCTATTTAAATACCATTGTGCTTTTTCTAAATCCTCCAATGGCTCTCCTTTAAACTTATATCTTGAAACATACTTCAAGACATTACCTTTTAAGTATCCGTGATACTCATCATTCTCCATACAATCACGAATAACATCTATAGTTTCTTTTTTACCATGTTTGTAATGTGATGGAGAGTTAACATTATCAAACTTTACTTCATTCTCATATGATATATCATTACTATGATCTATCTTTTTTAGATACACACGTTTATCTTTTACCATACTTTCTCCTTACTGTATTATACTCTACCATTTCAAGATCATACTCCCCTTTATCTACATTACGTTTAACTACAAGTCCACTCCACCACATTTGCTGTGTGTTCTTAGCATAGTTTTCTTTGTGATGCAAGTAGCATCCTGCAGATAATCCCATAAGTTTTCTGCCAGATGGTAGGGCACACATGGCATAATCAAATGTATGTATATGACCTACAGTAGAAGATACTTTATTTTTTATTAATAAAGAACGAGCAACATTGTCACCACTGACAGGCTTACCCATGACACCAGTAGGATAATTGTGGCAGTAATATACACCATCCACAACAACGGGTTTCTGGTATTCATGAACTTCCCAGCCAAAGCTTTCAAATTTAAAATCGTTTGTACTAATTGTACCTTCAAGTTCTGGTATATCATCTACTGTTCTATTTATCCTATCCTCGTGATTACCAAGTAACATGACTTTTCTTGGTCGTCTTCCATTAAGACCTTTGTTAAATCTTTCCAATGCATCATGTACATGGTCTATATCTTTCTTATATCTTCTACCTTCAAATGATTTTTTACCTTTATCATAACTAGATAGTGAATCCATACTTGCAAAGTCACCCATGCATACTATGGTGTTTGGTTTCAGATCATGTGCAAATTTACCTGCCCATAAAAATCTGTCATTGCTTGCCTTTGGAGTACAATGAGGGTCTCCTATAACTAAATGTGTTGCCATTAGTTTAACTCCTTATCACGTTTGTTTTTTAAGTATTCAATAAAATCAATAACATTATCTTCACTATCAAATTCTGCTACAGAATTAATAGCTAAATCTTTACTGCTACTTTTTTTATCATCTGCAAATCCACGTAGACCATACATAAATGTAGTCTGAGGATCTGATGTTGCCATCTTAATCATACCTCTTGCAATGGTAGAACATAACTCATATTGTTCAGTAGTCATTGCAGCTTTACTATCCATAACAATACCACAGGTAAAGCCTTTATCCCAAGGTGTAACTAAAACTTTTATTGCATTTCCTATATTAAATTTTTTCTTTTTCATTTATACCAATACCTTTCATAATTTTCATTATTATATTCTACTACTTTATGTTCATAGCCTCTCTTCATACTTTTTTTTACAAACTCTTCTGCATCTTTTTCTGTATTAAAAATAATATTAGTAAACATTTTAAATTCTGTATCTTTTTTATTTTTAAATAATGTAAAATATAATGCCATAAGTATAAGGGTGGAAAATAGACCCCTCGAAACTACTCCCCACCCAGTTAAAGTTACAATCTCTATTCAAAAGTTTCCTCTTTCTTAGGATTGTTTACTTCGGTATACCAAACCCACTTAGGGTTCTTGCCTTGCGACTGTTGTTGTGGTAACAATTGCAATTTACTTCCCCAACAAGGAAGTTTGTATGGGCAAAATGTACAAGACATTCCCAAAACTTTATTACCCGTTTTCTTAGTACGAAATGTTTCTTCAATATCTTTAAAACATCTTTCAAACGGTGTCTTATTTTCAATAGCTGCTATGTTATCTTCTGCACTAGCTAATGCTTTAACTCTGTATTCATCATCATCTATAGGAGTTTCACATACTGTCCACTCACCTGTAGATTTATTGACTACAATCCATCCACCAAAAGGCATCTTCTCACTTTCACTATAAAGATATCCTTGAGGTACATATCCAAACGCATCGTCTTTTGCAACTTCTTCAAACCCACTTGCAAATTTTCTATCAAAAGAATATGGTGATGCACTTTTAATATCCCACACTTTCTCATCAATCTTAACATCAAGCCTGCCTTCAATTTCTGATTTTTTAAATTTAAGTTTAACTTTTTTCTGCTCATCTTTTACTATTACCCCTGCTGATTTCATTACAAATATAGACAATGCTTCAATAAGATCACCAAAAGTATTTCTCATCTTAACATTGTATGGTTGACCTTCACCCTTTACATTCTTAGCTTCCATTTGCAATTGGCACAATGGTCTACCTATACTTGACATTCTTGGTTTAAAGCCCTCTCGTCTTTTTTCAGAGAACTGTTTGCGTAAGGCACTTTTACATGCCTCACCAAACTCTTCTAATAACTTATCAGATACTTCAACAGAATCTTTATTTGCTTTGTCTAAGTACGTCTGAACTTTTAGAAGTATATCATTCATTATGAAGCCAACACGTCTATAGGATCTTCAACTTGATCTACTACTTTTTTCATGTCTTTATCTGAAGATTCATAGTTACTTTTTTTTGCAGCTTTATATAGATCTATTACTTCTGTATTTTCTTTAGTAATAACTTCTTGAAATACTCCAAGAGTTTCCATATCTTCTTTAGACATTTCTAAACCAGCTTCTGCATTAACAGAAATTTCTGGTGTGTAATAAACATTACCACCTTTTTTCTGTCTTTTAGTATCGACTGATAGTGTTGTTGTAAACATAAGTTTTTTACGTTTAGTTA